CGCCCGACGTGCCCTGCGCCCACTGCAGCTGGAACGTGCCGGCGGTCGACGAGACCACGAGCAGGCCGAGGATCATCAGCGGGGCGTTGGTGCCACCCATGCCCGCGAAGATCGGTGTCGCACCGGTGGTGAAGAGTCCCGTCTGGTCGTTGGCGAACCCCGACAACGCCGGGTCGCCGCCCAGGCCGATCCAGTCGAAGCTGTAGCCAGCCGGCCCGGTGAATCCGACCTTGAGGTCATCGGTGGCCTGGGAGGCGATCTTCAGCATCATCCGGACTTCATAGATCGCCGACGCGGCCACCGACAGGAACAGGTCGTCGTCGTTCTGCAGTGTTGTCGAGCTGCTGACCGTCTCAGTCGCCGTCTTCCGCGCGAACTTGATGTTGACGAACCAGTCGTTCCAGGTCGTCGCTGGTGGGATGTCGCCGGTGGAGATGACTGGGGCAGCCACGAAGAAGCCTTCCTGTTAGAACGCCACGGCGTTGTAGCCGACGCGGCCGAGCGTCGCGTGGCCGACCGTCATGAATTGGGACCTGCTCGCCGACTCCAGGCCGAAGGTCGTCTTCCAGTCGCCGCCGTCGGATGAGTGCTCGATGCCGCGGACATAGACGTCCAGCGAGTTCGTGCCACCGCCGGGCGGCCGACGGATTACCGTGGCGCGGTCGCCGCGGCGCAGGCCGAGCATCGCTGGCCATGCGATCGCGGCCACGTCCGGCCGGGGCACCCCGAGGTCGATCGACGAGAACCGGACCTCTGGGTCTTTGTGCTGGTAGAGGATCATCTTGGCGTAGTCGAGCGCGCCCGCGTCGGTCTCCATGATCAGATCGGTGCGAGAGTAGGTCTTGCGCAGGTATGCCGCCTCCGACGTGGCGTCGTTGGCGACCTGTGCGGCACCGCCCACCCGGGTGATCGACACGTAATTCGCCATCGTCGCGTCGTCGGAGTCCACGGCCGTGTCCCGGTAGGGGATCTCCGAACCGCCGCCGTCACCGAACGTGGCCTGCGCCGTGTTCGAACGGGCGTCGGCGAGAACGGCGTGACGGCGGCGGAACACGGTGTTCCCGTCGGCGTCCATGTAGAACTCGCCGTACTCCGAGTCCGACACCAACTGCAGCTCGGCCAGTCCGCCGCCTTCGAGCGTGGTCGCCTGCAGCGTGGTGTCGCCGACGTCGATGATCCGGTCCTCGACCGGCCAGTTTAGACTGTTCAGGATGCGGCTGATTCGCGCGCCGGAGTCCTCGCTGCCACCGACCGGCGCGCTGGCGCCCCGGTCGATCGACGTGAACACCTTGAACGGGTCCGACGCGGTCAGCGTCACCGTCGACCAGGTCGGCCCGGGATAGGTCGGCTTGAACGCGTCGCTCAGCCCGTAGTACAGCCGATAGGCGATTCCGCCGTAGTAGGCGGTGCCGCGCACCGGCACCATCGGACCGAGCAGGCTCACCCCGGCCGAGGTGTATGGGCCGGACAGGTTGGTCGGGTCGAAGCGCCGGTCGCCGTTGTTCAGTTCGACCGTGCACGTGCCGCTCTCGTATCGGATCGGGCCGACGCCGTCGTCGCGGGCGTACCCGTACTTGACCGACCACGACCGTACCCATGCGGTGATGTCTGACCAGATGTCCTCCGGACCAACCTGGAATGTGGTGCCGACCTCGCCGCGGATCGGGTCACCGACGCGCATGTACACCGGGTTGGTGGTGGGCCCGGCCAGGCCGATCTCCCACTTCACCTGGGGTAACGCGGCGATGCCCATCAGGGTTCGCCCCGCGTGCGCCAAGTGGTGCCGTTGTTGCGCTCGTACGCCTTGACGCGCGCGATTATGGCGGCGCCCACCTCAGCCGGATGGACGCTCGCATCAACCGGCACGGTGATGTTGTAGTTCCTCACGATCGTCGTGCCGCCACCCGCGATAGTCCCCGGGATCACCGTCTCCGGGCCACGCTCGGCGAAGCTGTACGTGTCACCGGACGCACCGACCCCGAACACCGGCTCCCGGAGCACGCCACCATTTGCCATCGCCCAATGGTCGTGGGCGTTACCGCCGCTGAAGTTGTGCTGCCGGAACACCGCCCCGGAGTAGGAGTGCCGGGCCCCGTTGTGGATGTTCAGCTCGTTCCACGGGGTGATCAGTTCCTTCGTCCGCGACTTGTACATGTAGTTGATCCACTCGGCGAGCGGCCGCGACGGCGGCCAGTCCGTGGCCCGCTTGAGCGCGTGGTACGACAGCGCCCCGGACAGGGTGTGCGCGCCAGGCCGGTAGCCGGAGATCAGGTGCAGGCCCGGGAACGCGGCCCGGACGACCTGCACCATGAAGTTGAGGGTCTGCCCGCCGGGCGGCAGCGCGGGCACCGGCATCTTCGTCTTGCTGGTGGTGTACGGGAACGGCATCACCACGCCGCCGGCCGCGTAGCCGGGCCAGCGGCCGGTGCGGTTCATGTAGTCCAGGGCGCCGGGCTTGGCGGCCTCGAGCGGCTGCCGGGACTCCTTGCGGACCACGTACTCGTCGGCGTGCACGACGCCGGCGGGCTTGTACTTCGGGCCGGGCCCGGTCCAGCCGCCGCCGGCGAAGAAATGCCCGAGCTCCCGGTTGGCCTCGTTGACGCTGATGCCCTGCTTCGCGGCTTGCTGCGCGGCGAGCAGGTGCCGCAGCTTGGTCGCCGTGTCCGCGTAGCCGGTGGTGTGGATGTGCGCGGTCCAGTTGCCGTCGACGCCCTTGAGCTTGTCCCACAGAGTCTGGGTGTTGGTCTTCGCGTCCTTCATGCCCGGCTGCGTGATGTTGGTGGCGATGCTCGACGGCATGTCCGCGTACGACTCGAGCAGGTGGTCCGCCTGCGTCTTGGTCAGCCCGCTTTGGATCAGCGTCTTGCGGAGCTGCCCGATGTAGCTGTTGTAGACCTTGTTCGCGTCGGTGACCGAGTTGGTCTCGTCGTATTTGGCCTGCGCGGCTTCCGCGGCAGCCTTCGCGGCCTCACCCACCGCGACCCGGTTCTCCAGCGCCTTGCGGCTGTTCCCGCCGATGGCTTTGCCGTTGTCCTCGAAGGACTTCTTCACGGCGTCGATCGCGGTCTTCGCGGCCAACTGCGCCTTGTCGCTGCCCAGCAGCGCACCGTTCAACTGCATCCAGACATCGAGCATGGTCTGCCCGGCCTCGATCGCGGCCTGGAGGCTGCCTGCCATCGTCTTCGCGTTCGCCCCGGCGGTGCCGAACCCCTTTGCCAGCCCGGTGTTCGCGGTGGCCGCGGCCCCCGTCGCCGCGGTGTAGTTCGGCAGCATCGTGGTCAGCCGCTGGAACTGGTCCGCGGTGATTGCGCCGGACGCGGCCAGTTGCTGCAGGAAGATGCGGGCCTGCGAGGCGCCGCCGGCCTTCACCAGCGCGGTCAGCGCGGCATCGAGGTCGCGAATGCGCTGCAGCGCCTGCGGGTCGACCGGGTCCCAGTTGGCGGTGACCGACGGATCCATCAGACCCTGCGCGATTTCTTTGCGCGCCTCCTCGAGGTCGGCCATGCCTTTGGTCACGCCGGCCACGTCCTGCCCGATCCGCTGCAGGCTCTCGCCGTACTTGGCGGCCAGTTCACCGACCACCCGGCCCGTGGCGGCGAATGTCTTGATCGAGTCGGTGAGCCCGTCGATGTTCGCTTTTACCGGGGCGTGCTTCTTCTCGATCCAGTCACCAAACAGCTTGAAGCCCATGAACATGCCACCGACCGCGGCACCGACCAGGCCGAGCCGGCCCGCCAAGCCGCCGATCTTGCCGATGCCTTCGGCGGCGGCCGCGCCGGCCGGGCCCATCTTGGTCAGCTCGTCCCTGAAACTCGCGGCGGTACCCCGGACCTTCACGAAACCCGCCATGGCGAGCAACGAACCGCCGGACACGCCGGACAGCAGCACCAGGGTCTCCTGCAGCCCGGCCGGGAGCGCCCCGAACGCGTTGACCGCAGCGCCTGCGGACTTGGCGAGCATCCGCAACGCGTCGTTGGCGCCGCCGCCCGCCTCGATCGCCACAGTCTCGAGCGAGCCCTTGAGACGCTCGAGATCACCCGCCAGGTTGTCGGTCAGATCAGCGGCCGTCTTCGACGCGTAGCCGCTGTCGTTGACGCTCTTGGCCCACTTCTGCACACCGTCCGCGCCATCGGCGTAGAGGATGCTCGCCGCGCGGATGGCGTCGTTGCCGAAGATCTGCCCGAGGGCCTGGTTGCGCTGCTCCTGGGTGAGATCCTTCAGCCGGGTCTGCAGAACCTGCGCGACGCCGGCCACGCCGATGAACTGGCCCCGGGCGTCGTAGAACGAGATGCCCAGGTCGTCCATCAATTCCTTGGACTGCTTCGACGGATTGGCCATCGCCAACAACATCGTTTTGAAGCTGGTGCCGGCATCGCTGCCGATCAGCCCGGCCGACGCGAACTCGGCGAGCGCGCCCGTGGTGTCCTCGATGCTGAGGCCGAACTGCGCAGCGACGAGACCACTCTGGTTCAACGACGCGGCCATGTCGTGCACCGAACCTTGCGCCTTACCTGCAGCGGCCGCGAGCAGGTCGGCGATGTGCGGCACGGCGTCGCCGCTGAGCCTGAATTGGGTCATCGCGGACGCGGCGGTTTCGGCCGCCTCGCCCACGTCTATCTGCCCGGCCGCCGCTAGGTCGAGGGCGCCCTTCAGCCCGCCGCCCAGGATGTTGGCCGTGGACACGCCAGCCTTGGACAGTTCGGTGATGCCCTTCGCGGCCTCGGTCGCGCTGAATTGCGTATTTTTGCCCGCTTCGATCGCGGCGGCCTTCAGTTGGCCCA